ACGGTCTAATCATATTTTTACCTTTGTTAAGTCTTTCTTTTTTTTGTCTTTTAGATTCTTCTAAACTTATTTTAAGTGACTCTAATCCATCATTCATCATACTATTCCACTCCACCCCTCATCTGGTTCTTTGTTTCTTTTAAAACTGCCTTTGCCTTTTTTAGGTTTAACAATTTTTGATCTATACTTTGGTGTTCTTACTTCTTTAGCCACAGGGTTTTTCTTACCGAAGATAGCATTCCAATTTTCTTCATACTTCTTATTTGTTGGTCTACTAATACCATCATAAGTTCTACCCTTATCTCTAGCCATTTTACTTCTCTATTACACCTTGTATATCAGTTTCAGGCATCAAAAAATATTCTTTGCCTTCAACTTTTACTTCTTTACCAGCAAAAGCGGCAAATTTAACTTCATCGCCAACCTTCACGGTCATTGGTATTCTTTCACCTGTTGTATTACTTTTTTTACCAGGTCCTACAGCCGCTACAATACCTTGTTGTGGCCTTTCTTTAGTGGTCATAATTATACCACCTTTTGTTTTTTCTTCATCTTTGTCCTCATAATCTATAAGAACATTATCTGATAAAGGTTTAAAGTCCATAATTAACTCCTATTATTATTTAAAATTACCTATACTTTTTTGATACCACTCTGGAATTACAGCTGGTGCTTTCCAGGTAGCAAATCTTTGTTTCTTCATAATATAATAATTACGATAACTACCAACTACATCACCTGGTATTTTACATTCATCTGGCATAGCAGGTGTAGGATCAGTAGCAATTTTATTTATCTTAGCATTTTTAGGTGGGTGTTTTAACAACTCACCAAGTTTTTGAATTGCTAAATGGTCTTTTGTGTGATTATATCTTTTTTTGTATTCATCATTTAAAGCCATCATATGTAAATATAACCATCTGTAATTATAAGCAGATTCAAATAACCATAATGTACTAGGGTGTTTTATCCAGCCTGCCTTGTACAACACGGCTTCCATATTTGAATTAGGATGTTTCCACCTTTTAATCTTTCTACCATTGGCTGTCTTATCATAATATTCAGTACCGTCTAATACTCTATGACAAGTAGATAATAATTGAGCAGATTCTAAAATCATTTTTACCACGTGTTTGTCACACGACATCTCAGCTGCCTTTATAGGGTCTTTATGTAAATAAAAAATATTCATTAGTCAATCACCTTTCTAAAATATCCCATAGCATTATATTTTTCACTTAATTTTTTAAACACATTATACCAATATTCTTTTGACCAATTAGTTTCAGCCATTCTACACCTATTTTCGGCGTTTGTCAACCGTCTAATTTGATCTGAATTTAAATGTGATAATTGTGGTACTGTTCTATTTACATCTTCAATTGTCATCATAATATATAACCTCCGTATTCTTATAATATATCATATCTGGCCTAAATGTCAAGCCTATATGTTTCTGTCCTGCCTGTCATTTATTGACATTATTTCGTTTAATTTTACCTTAATTTCGTCTGGATTGTCACCTAAACCTCTGGTAATGTCTTTAAAACCCTTTAATCTCTTGTTTCTTTTCTCTAATTTTTGTATCTTTTTTCTTAAATCCTGGTTTCGATTCTCTTTTACAAGTACCTTTTTCATACGCCATTGTCTTAAAGATATATTGGCCGCTATTAGTAGAAGTACAGCTAATGGGTCAAATACAAATATGAGTATCAATATGACAATACGAACCGATTTATCAAAATTGTCCTGAGCATTCTCACCATATATTAGTTCAGCTACATACTTAATAGGTCCTACTTCGGCCTCTATTTTATCTTGCTCTAAATTTAAGTTTGCCTTTTGATTTGTTAGTTCAGCAATCTTATCACTAGCCTTATTGATGGCATTATTTAATTCTGTTCTTTCTTCTTCTTGTTTCTTACGTTCTTTTAAACCTCTTGTAACAAATTCTTTTTCTATATAAACTTCTAACGCCTTGTCTAATTGATCTAGTGTTTTTTGTGATCTGTTTATAATCAATTGTTGTTGATTAATTTGATTGTCTAATAATTCTATTTTGATATTGTTACTTGATGTAGGTTTTACTTGGTCAAGGTGTGCCTTTGATAGAAACCCAAAAATACCCATTGATGTAATGAATATTAAAACTACTATGGCGCCAAAGAGATATGCTTTTAGTAAACGTGGTACATCACTATTCCAATTGTTATATAACCAACTGGCCGCTACTAGTTTACCAACTTCTAGTGCTGAACCCATAGCAATAATAGGTATCACAGCCCCAGCAAACAATGTCGCTAGACCTATGATTGAATACCCAGCCGCTATAACAGATATAGATATGGCCGATAGAAACGTTAGTATAGTTAAAAACATTATTTTATGTTATACTCTTTTCTAATTTTTTTTATTATACTCTTAATTTTAGGAAAATAATTTTTATCTGAAGCGTAAGCGCCAAGTGTTTCAACTAGTAATAAAGGATCGTCAATTCCGTCTTCTCTCAACTTCCTATAATCTACAAAGTTCGTACCATTATTTAGTATTTTAATATAGTGTTCTACACTATAACATTCGTGTTCATAAACTTTTACACCCCACTTCTTTGGTTTATTAGAGGGTAACATATGTGGTTCTTGTAAATCGTATGTTCTTATACCAAATAAATTTTTACCAACTTTAGCAAATCTACTATCACCCCAACCAGATTCTAAACTAGCCTGAGCAAGTAATAGTTCTATATTTACTTTTTCAAAATCTTTATTTTTCCAATATACATAATCCACACATTGTAAAACGTTATCTAAAAACTGTTGATTGTTTGTGTGTTCAAAGTCAGGTTTTTGTGGTATACTCGCTTCTGCTCTTGCTCTTACATCATCAACATAATGTAAAAATGTTAGTGTACAAAACAGCACGACAAATACTGCCATCATTGTTTTTATAAAGATTTTCACTTAACCCTCGCTATGTATTCGTAAGCTTGAATAGGACTCTCATCTTTATCATCATAAACATAATCTAGTTTCTTTTGAAAGAAATCTAATTTATCTCTAAATTTTTGAATATTATCAAATATTTTTTGTGCTTGTTTGTCCGTGTAATTATTATGGACATCTTTTACCCAATTACCCTCATAATAAACTCTACTTGTACCTGATCTGTTACTTGGTTTAGCAAGTTCTCTTACTTGTAATACTGCCTCACCAATTCTAGCCTTTAAATAAGGGTCTAATTCTTTTACTTGTCTTCTTGCCATCACTTCTCTCCATATTATAAATCAAGGCCAATATCATTTAACTTTGGTCTAAAACTGTAAAACAGTTTATTGTGGTTGCCAGTATCACCTACATTGGCCATTTGATATAGGTGTACCATTTCGTGCCCCAAAGTATCCACAAATTCTCTTTTATCTCTATAAGTTGGTAACATTTCCAACCAGTATTGTCTTGTACCTTTTCTTTTCCACTCCCACGCTACTACTTGTCCCATACATTTAACTTTTTTATCTCTAATTTGTTTAATTAGAATTTCATTAAATGGTGAAAGTTTATCTTTAAACACAGCTCTATTAATCATATTAAAATAATATTTTATATCCTTGTAAGTTGTTTTATACTTCTTACGTGATGAAAGTTCTCGTTTCAATTTCTTTTTGATTTTAGATTTGTCCATTTACTTTTTATCTCCCTAAAAAATTCGTATAATAAAATTATTAAACCCACCATTATTATAATAAAAATTTCTTGTGGCATAAATGTATAAATCAATTGAAGTGTGTCGTTAATCTTTACAATCATCCTCTATTTTACTCCCTTCAAGTAAGGCACACTTGTATTCTTTGTCTGCCTTTAACCTCATATCGGCCAATACACCATCTAAAATAGCTGGTAAGTATTGTTGTATAATAGTAATCGACTCTAAAGCAAATTGATGAGCAATCTTTTCAAGTTCTTGCTCCATCAAATTAGATACATCAACATTTGTACCATTCACTTTACTTTGTATAACGTGGCCTATCACAGCCTTGTTGTAGTCATTAGCCATAACCGAGTTCATAAAACTCGTCAAACTAAACCATAATGTAGCAAGGATAATTGCTAATGTTATCAAGTATTTTTTCATAATATAATCTCCTTTATATTATTTAGGATACTACATTATGACCACAATGTCAAGCGTTAAAAAGTGTTGGGAGGTAAGGGTTTTTAGTAGGGCGTGAGTGTCACACCCTACAAAATGAGTAGATTTACTCTATTTTTTCATAAAGTTGTCGTTCCAGCCAAATGATTCTTTTACCATTTCAGCTGTAAGACCTTTATAAGCTTTGTTTAGTTTTTTGTCTTTTACATTTATTAAAACCTCAGCCTCCGTTTGATGTAGGCCTTCTAATAATTGTATAAACAAAGTTTCTTTTCTAGTTTTTGAAACTGTATTGTCGCCACCCTCTATAAACAAGTACAATCTTTTTGCCTCGTTCTTTAGTAATGAGTGTTCAGTACCAACTGGTGCCTCATTAGCTATATAAGGCGGTGTTCCTTCTGGTAATACCCACTTTATATTAGGGTCAAAAGCAGCCTTTAAAATTTGTCTTAAATAAGGTTTGTCGTATCTTTTTAAAACTTCTATTTTTTTAGGCTTGTCTTTAGCGTTATTGATTTTAGTAAAAATTTCGTGTACAGTTTCTCCAGCAACACCTGATGTGGCTGACATAGCTGACATAGCTTTTCTACTAATTAAGTTTGGGTTTTGTGTTGGCTCTGCCATAATTTACTCCATATATATGTTATCAGAAATCACTAATATTCTCAATCATTGACTTCAATTTATTTTCTATAAAGTAAGGCAACAGTAGCGACCTGTCTGGTACTTTATAGCTTCTAAATG